GTTGCCATCGGGGAAAATGGTCTTTAAGGGTAAAACCTTGTACGCCCTCATATGCCGAGGCTTGGTTGGCCAACATAGTTTCAAATCGTGCGTCATGATTACCTAAAGTCCAAATTAACGGGCATTTTGTAATATCTTCGATTTGCCCCAAATAAAACTTACAGGCTTCGAGCTCTTGTTTGACCGTAGGCTTGGAATCCCAACCAATGCGAGGAAAACGGGATATAGCGCCACCATCGAACGCATCGCCGTTATTAACTATAACTGTGGGTTTTAAGACTTTTATAAAATGCAGCAATGCTTTAAAAGCCGTAGTTGTGTCGTCTGGCCAAAAGTGAGCATCACTAAAAACAATCACAATGCCTTTTTCTATGTCTATGCCGCGTCGAATGTAACCAGGCGTTTCATGTATCTTTTTAATGCTTACCGTTTTTTGTGAATTAGATGTGGGCAATTCAATTTTGTGCTTTGTCTCAATCGTTCGTCTGCGAGTATAAACGTTACGAACTGCACATTTCATACGATCCGCAACTAAGGTCGGGCTACCTAATTCATTCCAAAGTTTAATAAATTCATCATCAGTAAAGACAAGCGACATATAATTTAACCATGAGAGCAAAACGTGTTGATGTGAATCAAAAGGATATTGTGAACGCTTTGAAGATGTTTGGCGCTACTGTCGTTGATCTTTCAAGTGTCGGCAAGGGTTGCCCAGACTTACTAATTGGATTTAATAACAAAACCTATCTTATTGAAGTAAAACGAGATAGTAAAGCGAAATTTACACCACAGCAGTTACAGTTTAATGAATCATGGCGCGGCGGCTTGGTGGTTCGAGTAGAAACAGTCCAAGATGCACTCGCTCTGTTAAATTGAATGCAAAAGGTTTAAAATCGGTATAACGGTTGCACATAGCTTTAATTTTAGTAAAATACATTTACCTTAATTTAGGACGAATATAATGGCCTACGAAAAAATTCCCAAAGGTGTCATGTCATCTGACCGCACCGGCACAAAGAAAATTGTCGCGTCAAAAGTCGACAAAGAAGAATTCCATAGCGGCGCATCAGGCGAGAAAATGCCTAAAGGCGTCCTAGCATCAGATACAAGCGGCGAGCGTAAGCGTCCTATCGCTGGTGGCGTTGGAATGGGCAAGGCTGATGGCATTGGCGAACGCGAAGCCGGTCATATGGGCAAGCACGACGGTCGCTTGGGCGAAATGAAAGGTCATATGGGCGAGAAAGTCGTCTATGACCACAAACGCGTCGAACACGACCAAGACTGCTAAACGCAGCCGGTGATGTTGACGCATCACAGACTGCTAATCAGACATAAAAAGGCTTATGAATGACTGCTATCAATTCTAGTGCCAGTTGCTATGACTGTCTATTTTGGTTGCGTGGTGACATCCACGGCCAATGTAGACGGTATCCTATTGGTCAAATGAAACACATGAACGAGTGGTGCGGCGAATACTCAAAGATTCCCGTCATCGTAGAGCCCTACGAAGAAGTCATGAAAAAGCGTGGGCGACCTGCAAAGAAGGCCGTTTATGCTTAGGCCACTTAAAGACAAGATCGTCGTCAAGCCCGATGTGCGGGTAAAGAGCTCAATCATTGAAGTCGTCATGTCTGAAAAAGACAACATGGGCGAAGTAATCGCTGTCGGCCCATTGGCAGCTGATAAACTCGAGGTGGGTGATTACGTCCGCTTTGGCACTATGGGCAAAGACGAATATTTGAGTTACCACGAATATTACGAAAATAATGAACGCTATCTTGTCATGAGTTGGCAAGACGTTTGCTTTATTGAGGAAAATCATGCCGCTTAAAAAATCAGCCAGTCCTAAAGCATTTAAACAAAACATCAAGACCGAAGTGGCCGCGGGCAAACCAGTCAAGCAAGCTGTGGCAATTGCCTACGCTGAGAAACGTGAAGCACAAAAGAAAGGAAAGAAAAAATGAACATTAACTTAGAGCACACAGTAGATGAAGTAAACATGATTATTAAGGCACTTGAAGAATTGCCTCATAAACTTGTTCACGCATTGTTGGTCAAGATTCATAGTCAAGCAATCCCACAAACGCATACGCCAGCTGACGTAGCGCCTGCCGAGACCGATACGAAATAATGGCTAATCCAGTAGGCAGACCTAGCAAATACGATCCCGCCTTTTGTGAACGGGTGATTCAGCTTGGGAAGCTAGGTAAGAGCGTTGAACAGATTGCCTGCGAACTGGATGTAGGCACTCGCACTATGTACGAATGGCGAGACGTTCACCCTGAATTTTCGCGCGCCTTGGAGATTGCGAAGGAATGCGAGATGTATTGGTGGGAAACAATTGCTCAAACGCACATGATCGAGGAAAAAGACGCAGCCAAGTTAAATGCCTCAATTTGGTCACGTTCGATGGCTGCACGATTCCCTAAAAAATACCGTGAGTCGACCAAGCAAGAGATCACAGGCGCTGATGGCGCACCATTGCTGCAAGGCATCGAAGTATCGTTTGTAACGCCTCCAAAGCGCGATGAGTGATGTTCAGTCAGCAATAGCGAAGGCTCAGTTTCCTGTCAAACTGGCTTGTTTGTTTGAAAAGTCACGATACAAAGTATTGCATGGCGGTCGTGGGGGCGCTAAGTCGTGGGGAGTCGCCAGGGCGCTATTGATTCTCGGCGCTAAAAAACAGTTACGAATCCTGTGTGCTCGAGAATTTCAAACATCAATTAAAGATTCCGTTCATAAACTGCTGTCAGATCAGATTTTCGATCTTGGATTAGCAAGTTTTTATGAAATCACCCAAACATCAATCCGTGGCAAAAATGGCACAGAGATTGCATTCGCAGGCTTAAAGAACAATGTTACGAATATTAAGTCGTTTGAAGGTGTCGATATTTGTTGGGTTGAGGAAGCTCAAACAGTCTCGAAAAGATCGTGGGATGTACTAATACCGACCATTCGTAAGCAAAACTCCGAAATATGGGTAACTTTTAATCCGGAATTGGAGTCTGATGAAACATATCAACGGTTTGTGCTGCGGCCACCCGAGGATTGCATTGTTCAAAAGATCGGTTGGGCTGATAACCCGTGGTTTCCGCAAACCCTTGATCTAGAGCGTCGATCACTCCAGCAGCGCGACCAAGAGTCATACAACACGGTTTGGGAAGGCGTTTGTCGCCAGACGGTTGATGGCGCAGTATTTGCGCGAGAGATGCAGTTGGCTGAGTTGCAGGGCCGCATTACTAAAGTCAATTACGACCCAATGAAACCAGTCCACGCAATCTTTGACTTGGGCTGGGCTGACTCGACCGCTATATGGTTTGTGCAATTCATTGGCATGGAAACACGGCTAATCCGGTACATGGAAAGCAGCCAACAGACGATTTCTTGGTATTTAGCGCAGATGCAAACCTATGGATACATATATGACACGCTGTGGTTGCCTCACGATGCCCAAAACAAAACCCTCGCAGCAGCCGGTCGAACCATTGAGGAAATCGTACGAAACGCGGGATATAAAACAAGAATTATCGGCAAAACGCCAATTGCCGATTCTATTAACGCGGCGAGAACAATCTTTACAAACTGTTGGTTTGATAGGGAAAATTGCCACGATGGATTACAATGTTTAAGACATTACCGATACGAAGTTGACCCAGATAGCAAGCAATTCAGCAAAACGCCTGTGCATGACTCATATAGCCACGGCGCTGATGCGTTCAGATATATTGGGTTAATGGTTACTGAAACTAAAGAAAAACGTGTGGTCAAACACACATACTCTGCACCTGGCAATTGGATGGGCTAAAAATGGCTGATGATCTAGAAAACGACGGACGCATCGAGGATGCTAAGAAATTCCTACGATTAGTCAGCGACGCGGATTCCAACAATCGCTCTGAGGCGCTCGAAGATTTAAAGTTTGCAGCTGGCGACCAATGGCCAGTTGAAGTGCAAAACTCCCGCGGCCTTGAGTCTCGCCCGTGCTTGACCATCAATAAGGTTGATGCATACGTTCGGCAGATTACCAATCAGCAGCGCCAGCAGCGGCCACGCATTAAGGTGCATGGCATGAATAACCAGTCAGATGCTAAGGTCGCCGAGATCATTACAGGCATTTGCAGACACATCGAGGTTAATTCAGATGCGGACGACGCTTACGATAACGCTTTTGATTTTGCTGTGCGTATGGGTTGGGGCTACTGGAGGATAGATACAGACTATGTACGCGAAGATTCGTTCGATCAAGAGATTTACATTCGTCGTATATCCAATCCTTTTACTGTCTATTTTGATCCTAACTCGATTATGCCTGACGGTAGTGATGCTGAAAAATGCCTGATTACCGAGGTTGTCAGCAAAGACGTATTCCGTTCAATGTACCCGGATGCGGACGATGGCGGTAACTTTAACGCTCGCGGTACGGGCGACTCGAACGCTGAATGGGTAATGAAAGAGGATATTCGGATTGCCGAATTCTTTTATACAGAACGCAAGCGCACTAAACTAATCCTGTTGTCCGACGGTACGCACGTCTACGAGGATGATCTGCCAAGCAAAGAAGCGATGGCCGCGGCAGGCATCGAGGAAATCTCGCGCCGTGAGACATGGAAAAAAGAGATTAAGTGGTGCAAGTTGACTGCGATGGAAATCTTGGAAGAAGGCGTCTGGGCGGGTAAATATATCCCAATCGTGCCGATTTACGGTCAGCAGTTGGTGGTTGAGAGCAAGCGTAAGAAGTTTGGCTTGGTGCGTATGGCCAAAGACCCAGCGCGGATGTACAACTATTGGGCAACCAGTATGACCGAGTCGGTTGCACTTGCACCTAAGGCTAAATGGTTGCTTGCTGAAGGCCAAGACGAAGGACATGAGAACGAATGGGCGCAAGCTAACATTAAAGCCACGCCAGTATTGCGCTACAAACAGACCGACATTGATGGTCGCACAGCTCCACCACCAACCAGATTGCAGCCTGAACCACCGCCTGCCGGTGCAATGGCCGCAGCTGCTGGTATGAATGCTGATTTGATGGCTGTGATTGGTATTTACGACCCATCGCAACTGCCAAACGGTAATCAATCGGGCAAAGCGATCAACGGTCAGCAGCAGCAAGTGGATATGACCAATTTCCACTATTACGACAATTTGACCCGTTCGATTCGTTGGACAGGCAAGATTTTGCTTGATCTGATACCAAAGATTTACGATACCGAACGTGTCATGCGGATTATTGGCGCAGACGGTCAGCCTGAACTGGTGACATTAAACGAGCAAGGCCAAGACGAACAGGGCGTGGCTAAGGTATTAAATGACGTAACTGTCGGCGAGTATGACGTTGTGATGGACACAGGCCCAGGCTATAACTCCAAGCGTGCCGAGGCAGTCGATGCAATGATGACGCTATTAACTGCCGATCCCGCATTGATGACGCAGGCCGGTGATCTAATCTTTAGAAATATGGACTTCCCTGGCGCTGATATTATTGCCGACCGACTGGCCGCGGCAAACCCAATGGCGCAAGTTGACGATAAATCACCTGTACCACCTCAGGTTCAAATGCAATTAGCTGCCGCTAAACAAACCATCGAGCAATTGCAGCAACAACTGCAAGCGATGACGATGGATATGAAATACGGCGCAAGCATTAAACAGGCACAGGAAGAAGCCGAGACGAAACGCGAGCTCATGCGTCAAACAGCCAAAGCCCACGATATTGAAATGCGCGACGCTGAACGCAGAGACATTGCCAAACTTAATGTCGATGTTAAGGCGCACGATACGATTATTAAGACGCAAACTCAGCTCGATATTGAGAAAATTAAAGGTGAATTTGCGTTAATGCTTGCTCAATTAGACGAACGCTCATTGCGGGCGGCGTCTGGTGAAGCGATTGAACGTGCAATTTAATAGCGATTTTGCTTAAATAGTATTAAAATTTGTACAAACCTTACCAGTTAGGCACAACTGGGTAAACTCTTGAGGCAACTCATGTCAGAACGTGAAGCTAGTAATGTAGTAACAAGTGAAAATTTAGCCGATTTCAATGCCCAAAGGTTGGGTTTAGCTGTAACAAATGCTCCTAGTGAGGCTGATCCGGTCGAGACCGAGTCAGAGCCGCAAGTCGAGGCAGATGAACAGAGTGAACACGACGCAGAGAAAGAAGCGGAAGTAACAGATAAACCGAAAAATCCGAAGTTGGAAAAGCGGTTTTCAGAGTTAACCAAGCAACGTGAAGCAGCGCGGCAAGAGGCCGCTAAAGAACGCGAAGCAAGGGAAGCACTAGAAAGCCGTTTGAAAGCTCTAGAGACGCAGAATAGCCCTAAACAGGCAGACGTGAATCAAGAGCCTCAGCCCAGCCAGTTTACCGACGCATTTGAGTACGCGAAGGCACTAGCTGAGTTTTCCGCAGAAAAGGCTTTAGCAGACAGAGATAGGCAAGACGCAGAACGCAAGGCGAACGAAGCACGAGACCAGGTCATTCAGACTTGGGCAAAGCGCCTAGATGCAGCGAAAGCAGAATTGCCTGACTTTGAGGAAATGGTACAGTCCGCAGACGTCCGAGTATCAGACCAAGTGCGGGATGCCATCTTAGAGAGTGATGTAGGGCCACGAATCCTATACCATCTTGCTGAGAATCCAGAGTTTGCTAACGAATTGACAGCGATGCCGATTCAGAAAGCCTTACGAGAACTTGGGAAACTGGAGGCTAAGTTTGAAAAGACTGAGCCCGAGGTTAAAAGTAAATCTGTTGCTGCAAGATCAAAAGCACCTGAGCCTATCAAGCCATTGAAAAGCGGAAATTCCGGTGTTGATGTGAAAGTGGATAGCGATGGACAATTCCACGGATCGTATCAGCAATGGAAAGCAGCTAGATTGGCAGGTAAGATCAGGTAAATAGAATTTACTTAATCTAAGGGAAATATCATGGCAAATAACTTGCTAACCATTAGTAAAATCACTAACGAAGCACTCATGGTGCTCGAGAACGAACTGACATTTACGGGTGAAGTTGACCGTAACTATGACGATCAATTTGCTGTTGTCGGCGCTAAAATCGGTGCAACTGTTAACGTTCGTCGTCCTGGTCGCTTTATCGGTACAACTGGCCCAGCGCTGAACGTTGAAGATTTCAACGAGACTTCTGTGCCTGTGACTTTGTCGACACAATTCCACGTTGACACACAGTTTACGACCCAAGACTTGGCATTGTCGCTCGATATGTTTAGCGACCGTGTTCTGAAGCCTGCTGTTGCTGCAATCGCCAACAAGATCGACCGTGACGGTTTGGTGATGGCTAAAAACAACACCGCCAACATCGTTGGTACTGCTGGTACGCCTCCAACTGGTTTGATTACTTACCTGACCGCCGGTGCTTATCTTGACGCTGAAGGTGCTCCACGCGATGGTCGCCGTTCATGCTTAGTTGAGCCCTTTACATCAGCCACTATCGTTGACAGTCTGAAAGGTCTGTTTATGCCTGCTGCTAAGATCAGCGAGCAATACGAAAAAGGTTTGATGGGCGTTGACTCGGCCGGTATGAAGTGGAAGATGGATCAGAACGTTGTGAGCCAGACTTTCGGTTCATACGCATCTGCAACCCTGTCAACCAACACCGCAACCTTTACTGGTTCGTTGACTTCAGGCTGGGCATCAAGCTCAACGATCACTATTGCTGCCGCATCTGCTGCTGCCGCATTGAATCAAGGTGACGTGATTCAGATCGCTAACGTCTACGCTGTCAACCCACAAAACCGTCAAGCATATGGCTCAAACAAGCTGCGTAACTTCGTTGTTACCGCACCTGTGACCATTTCTTCGGGTGGCTCGGCATCGGTTACGGTTTCGCCTGCAATCATTACTGCCGGTCAATTCCAAAACGTGTCGGTTTCTTCGACTTCATCGACTGCTGTCGTGACTCCTTTCAACAACACAGGTACTGTTAGCCCACAGAACATCGTAATGCACCGCAATGCATTTACCTTGGCTGTAGCTGACCTAGAGTTGCCCGAGGGTGTTCACTTTGCAGGCCGTGCGAGCGACAAAGAAATCGGTCTTTCGATGCGTGTTGTTCGCCAATACACTATCAACAACGATTCGATTCCGACTCGCCTTGATGTGTTGTATGGCTGGGCGCCTCTGTATCCTGAGCTCGCTTGCCGCGTAGCAGCCTAATTTAGTGGGGGGTTAATCGCCCCCCGTTAATCAAAAATTCAAAGGAAATCATCATGAGTAATCCAGGCCCAGCATTTGTAAATACCAACCATCCACAAGGTTTGGTGAGCAATCAGGCAATTCGTTTGCTTGCTTATTTTCAAGGCGTAAACGTTAACGCAACTGGCGATACCGTTCTGCCAATCATCAACTCGACGACTTACTCTGTGTCGAACGTGGTTATGACTAACGCATCTGTTAGCTTGACTACAGCCGCTGCCGGTGTGTTTACTGCACCAGCTGCCGGTGGTACTGCAATCGTGTCTAACGCTGCCTTGTCTGCGTTGACTAGCTCGACAGTCGTGTCACAGCGTACTGTTGCATCGACTGCCGCACAGTCTGGTCAAAACCTGTATGTGAACGTTGGTACAGCCCAAGGCGCAGCCGCTACTGTTGACGTTTACGTCTACGGTTACGACTTCAGCTAATCCAATTTCCCTCTCGGCTTCGGTCGGGGGGGATTTTTAAGGAAATAGATATGCCATCAACTACCCTCTCGCGTGGCAATGCGTTATCCACGTTTTACATTCAACCAAGCATTACTCCCGCAGCTGTTGCGTCATATACATCTGCCGTACAAACTTTTGCAATCCCTGGCTTACAAACAACCGACATCATTAGTTGTGTTGGTGCTGTCGGCGTGCAAACGGCAGGCATTATTACTGGCGAATGTGATTGCTACACAAACGGCATTTTGAGCATTCAACTTGTTAATGCTACAAACGCATCGGCTACACCAATTGCTGGCGCTTATGTTTTTCAGATTGTTCGTGCTGAAGGGCCATTGCCAGCCACGGCGGTGTAATCATGTCCAACACAAGCGTAATCCGCACCGCTGGACAGACCTATGCGCTAAGTGTCACAAACACTTCGCACGCATCGGTTTTGATTAACGATACAACGAACGACCAAGTTAACTTTGCTAGTTTCTTGAATTTGGGCGCTGCACCGATTGCCATTGCGGTATCGAATGCAGCAACAGCACCGGCCGCAACGTTTCCAACGGACGGTACGCCAGGCGGGTTTGTATTACCGCCATTGATGACGCAGCCAATTGTTTTAGCTGTGCCAACAACACCATTTTCAATGACTGCAATTAGTAATTCTGCTGTGGCAGGCATTCTATATGTAACATCAACCAACGATCAATCGTAAGAGGTTTTAATGGCTGATCCGGCTAAAACGGTAGACCAAAATATACTGCCGGTTCAGGCATTATTTAATCTCGATAACAGTTTCAATACTTTTATTGGGCAAAATCAGCCTTTTTACGCCACAGTAAACCCGTTACAAAGCGGGTTGACGATTACAAATAGCACGATTGACAGCTCTGTCATTGGTGGAACTACCCCAAGTGCGGGTACTTTCACCAATATTTTTGCCACGACAGGACAGCTAGTTACGACTCCGGCAGGCGGCACAGATATAGCGAATAAAAACTATGTCGATGCGGTCGCACAAGGTCTATCATTTAAACAGCCTGCACAAGTCGCTACGACCGGCAATATTACACTTTCAGGCTTGCAGACAATTGATGGATATACGACGCTTGCGGGTGATCGAGTATTGGTCAAAAATCAATCCACAGCTGCAAACAATGGCATTTATGTCGCGGCCGCGGGCGTTTGGACTAGATCGCTCGATGCCAATACATGGGCTGAGATTACGTCGGCATATTTGTTTGTGCAAAGCGGCACAACTCAGGGCGGCAGCTCATGGGTCAATACTAATCAGCCTGGCGGCACGTTAGGCACGACTGCCGTTACATTTGTACAGTTTTCTAACAACGCAACGTATACGGCGGGCGCAGGGTTAACGCTTACCGCATACCAATTTAGCTTGACGCCTGTTGGTACAGCATCGACTTACGGCTCTGCCTCGAGCGTGCCGGTGTTGACGACCAATGCATACGGCCAGATTTCAAGCGTCACAAATACGTCGATTGCAATCTCTGGCACGCAGATTACGTCGGGCATTATTGGCTCGGCATATTTAAGCGGAAGTTATACCGGAATTACGGGCGTAGGAACGCTCACAGCAGGCGTATGGAATGGCTCGACTATTGGTGTACCTTACGGCGGTACGGGCGCTACAACGCTGACAGGATACGTCTACGGCAATGGTACGGCGGCAATGACTGCCTCGACCACAATTCCAAATACAGCGATTTCGGGTTTAGGCACAATGTCTACCCAAAACGCCAATAACGTATCGATTACGGGCGGGTCGATTACAGGCACACCGATTAGCGGGTCAACGGTTGGCGGCACGACCATTACTGCGTCGACTCAGTTTTCAGGCCCAGCCACAGGATTGACCGGAACAGCCGCAAGTTTATCCATTGGCGGCAATGCGGGTACGGTGACAAACGGCGTTTATACGACTGGATCGTATTCAAACCCTGCGTGGATTACGTCGATCTTAGGATCAATTGTTAGCGGTGCGGTCGCATCGGCAACAAACGCCACAAATGCAACGAATGCAACGAATTTAGCAGGCGGCAGCGCCTATGCAATTCCGTATCAATCGGGCGTTGGGGCAACGGCATTTTTATCGGCAGGCACATCGGGCTCGGTGCTGACCACGACAGGATCATCGACCGCGCCAGTTTGGACTGCTCAATCAGCGTTAAGCGTTGGGAGTGCGACAACTGCGACCAATTTGGCAGGCGGGATTGCAAGCCAAATACCGTATCAGACAGGTGCAGGCGCTACAGCATTTATTGCCAATGGCACATCAGGTCAGGTTTTAACGTCAAACGGTACAAGCGCACCGAGTTGGACAACAATTACGGCATCAATTGCGGTAACGGACGACACAAGCACAAATTCGACAAGATATCCATTGTTTGCATCAGCCACTTCGGGATCATTGTCGACCCTATACACAAGCTCGACACGTTACCAATACAACCCGTCGACAGGAATGCTGACTAGTACGGGATTAACTACAAACAGCCTTGTTTCGTCAATTGTTGCGTCTACTGCTAACTATGTACAAGTGGCAGGCGCAGCTACAGGTGCAGCCCCGACTATTTCGGCGCAGGGTAGTGATACAAATATCGGCTTAGTCTTAACAGGCAAAGGTACAGGCGTTGTAGCGTTAGGTGGGAGTACAGTTGCTAATAGTGCGGCGGTATTTGTTCCAACAACATCTGCCGTAAATAACTTGCAATTTACAGGCGGTGCAACAGGGACTTGGCCAACTTTTGCATCTTCAGGTACAGATACCAACATTGGCATGTTAATAGCCATTAAAGGCTCTGCTGGTGCTACTTTTGCGGGTAATGGTGGAGTTACACAGGCATATATTTCATCTACCGCATCCGCCACCAATTATTTGCAATTTAAAGCAGCAGCCACAACAGGCGCACCAGAACTCTCAGCCCAAGGCTCAGACTCAAACATCAACCTAAAGCTAACGCCAAAAGGCACGGGCGGCGTTCAATTCACAGGGCCATTACTCCCCAATAACCTAGCGGGTACATCAGGACAAGTTCTAACATCGGCAGGTGCAGGCGCAGTACCAACTTGGACGACAGCGTCGGGCGCAACAATTACCGACGATACGACCACTAATGCCGTACGTTATGTGTCATTTACAGCCGCATCTAGCGGATCACTAAGCACTTTATATACATCGTCAACTAAACTAAAATACAACCCATCAACAGGGGCGTTGACTGCCTCATCAATTATTATTGCACCATAGGGAAATATCATGGGAACTGTTGTCTTTCAAGGCGCATCTGGCGGGTCTACCGCACTTACAGGGTCTGACACAGCATCGACCCTAGCAATTACTGTACCTGCCGCTAATGGATTGATGGCGCTACAAGACTCTGCAACTGGCGCACTTCATGTATCAATTGGCACAACAGCACAACGTCCGGCATCGCCATCTTTAGGCGATATTCGTTGGAATACTACGCTGAACGTTGAGGAAGTTTGGACTGGTTACACATGGCAAACAATTGCGGCGCAATCTTATGCGGCTAGTTATCTTGTTGTAGCTGGTGGTGGCGCGGGAGCATCGGGGGGCGCATCAGGCGGTGGTGGAGCAGGTGGTTTATTGACCGGTAGCACAACATTTATTGCCGGAACAGCATATACGGTAACCGTTGGTGCAGGTGGTGCAGTAAGTAGCGGAAACGGTGCGAATTCAGTTTTAGGATCAATTGCAACGGCGATTGGTGGGGGTGGTGCAGGGTCAAACAATACAACCACAACTGGTGCGTCGGGCGGGTCGGGCGGCGGTGGTTCAGGATTTGCCACATTTTTAGGCGGCTCTGGTACGTCAGGGCAAGGCAATGCGGGCGGTAATGGTTTATTTATTACTTACCGTTCAGGTGCTGGCGGTGGTGGGGCAGGCGCTGCTGCTGCAAACGTTACATCGGATGGTTTAGGTTCAGCCGGTGGCGTGGGATTATCTAACAGTATTAGCGGTTCTGCCGTGTTTTATGCTGGTGGCGGTGGTGGAACTGCACCAAACGGGTCTGCTCCTGCGGGCGGTAACGGCGGCGGTGGTGCGGGTACTGGCCCATCAGGAAACGCTGTAGCAGGCACGGCCAATACGGGCGGTGGTGGTGGCGGCTCTTATGGTGGCACAGGTGGTGCAGGTGGTTCAGGCGTAGTAATTATTTCTTACGCAGGGTCACAACGCGGCACAGGCGGTACTGTGACCACTTCAGGTGGAAACACAATTCACACCTTTACCACTAGCGGCACATTTACGGCATAAGGAAAATATCATGCATTATGCAAAAGTATTAAACGGAAAAGTAGTCAATGTAATTGTTGCCGAGCCCGATTTCTTTAAAACATTTGTGGATTCATCGCCAGGCACTTGGATTGCAACAAGTTACAACACGCATGGCAATAAACATTCTGCCGGTGGTACTCCATTGCGTGGTAATTTTGCCGGTATTGGGCATACTTACGATGCGACAAATGATGTTTTTTATGCGCCTCAACCCTATGCAAGTTGGGTGCTTGATGCCAATTGGTTATGGCAACCACCTGTTGCAAAGCCGACAGATGGGCAAGCATATTTATGGGATGAATCAACTAAAACGTGGGTGACTGAATAATGGCTAACGTTTATTTGTCAGCATTTGCCGGTGCAGGCTGGCAATTCTTTAGCAATTCCGGTCAACCCTTAGCGGGTGGAATGATTTATACCTATGCGGCCGGTACGACTTCGCCAGCTGCAACCTATACGTCAAGCGCGGGCAACATTGCCAACACCAATCCAATTGTGCTCGATGCTTATGGTCGCGTACCAAACGAAATTTGGTTAACAGTTGGCTCGGCATATAAGTTTGTGTTGCAAGATGCTAATGCGGTGCAAATTGGCGCTTGGGATAATATTTCAGGCACGGTAGGCACGCAAAACGTTGTTACATCATTTAGTGGCGGCTCTACTGGATTAACGCCTGCTACAGCGTCAATTGGTGCAGTCGTCTTATCAGGAACATTGGCGGTTGCTAATGGCGGGACAGGGTTAACTAGCGCCGGTTCATCGGGTCAATTTTTGACATCTAATGGAACTGGTTATGCGCTTACCAATTTACCAACATATAACGCGGTAGGCTCTTACGCTTTTGCTTATTCTGCAACTTCATATGCTGCCAACACTTCGGTAGCAGGCTCTGGATTTACCCCATCATTAACTGGTACATGGACAACTATGGGTGGCTCTTTGTCATCAGGCGGCAATTATTATTATTTATTGCAGAGGACTGCATGATTACTTGGAAAATCCTCTCAATTACTGGCGATGGCGAGAAAATTACGCAAGCCAAATACTTTGTCACAATTACTGAAGAAGATAAAGTTATTGAGACTGAGGGTAATTGGGATTTTGATTCTGCCGGTGACGTGCCATTTAAAGACGTAACCGAAGAAATGGTAATTGATTGGATTAAAGCGGCCGCGGTCAGGGATGGTAAAAACATCATTGAGGCACGTTTGCAAGAACAGATGGACAATTTACTAAAACAAGACACGGTGGTCGCGCCTTGGATGCCACAAGTGTTTACCCCAAAGGTTTAATATGCAGCCAATTGACATTGTTTCGAGAGCATTGAAAGACATTGGCGCACTAGAGGCGGGCGAGAATCCAACTCCAGAGGCCGCGCAAGATGCGTTCGATATGCTGAACGATATGCTCGATCAATGGTCAAACGAAGATATGATGGTTTTCTATAAAAACGAAATCATCTTCCCCGTAGTCGCTGGGCAGACTCAATACACGATTGGCCCAGGCGGTCAGATCGGCGCAATTGTCACAGGCTCAATTTCAGGCACAACTTTAACGTTAACCGGCATCAGCTCGGGCGGCGTATCGGTTGGCCAAACTTTAGCGGGTACAGGTATTGCGGCAGGCACGACCATTGTGGCCATGCTAACGGGCGCAGGCGGCAATATTAACGAGGTCGGTACATACACAGTCAATATCTCGCAAACGGTCGCCTCAACGACGATTAACGCTTACTACCAACGGCCGCTAACGCTTAACTCTGCATTTGTAAGAATCAATACAAACAGCAACGGGATGCCGATTGTTAATGGCGGCTTGGATTATCCCGTCGCAGTATTAAATATCGAAGATTATGAAATGATCGGGCTCAAGACGCTTAATGGGCCGTGGCCAAAAGCGATCTACTATCAGCCGAGCGAAACCCTTGGTAACTTTTATGTGTGGCCAAACCCAGCGCAAGGCGAAATGCACGTTTTCGTCGATCAAATCTTCAGCCGTTATACAACGCTGTATGACACGATCACCCTGCCCCAAGGTTACACAATGGCGCTCAGATGGTGTTTGGCTGAACGACTAATGCCAATGTACGGCAAAGCGTCGGGTACGCAAGCATCGATGATTACCGGATTTGCAGCACAAGCAAAAAGCACAATTAAGCGTACAAATATGCGGCCAATGCAGACAGCACGATTTAGCGATGCATTGCTTTCAGGTCGGCAGCGCGATGCCGGTTGGATTCTTACTGGTGGATTCTTTAGATAATGCCTGACTTCGGATTCGTTGGCCCATCGTACGAAGCGCCCTCAATTTATCAGGACGCGCAAGAGTGTATCAATTTCTATCCTGAAATTGATCCATTAAAGCAGCCCGGTGATCGAGGCGTGGTAGCTTTGTACGGCACGCCTGGACTCACGGCATTATTTCAATTTATCAATGCGCCAGTACGCGGAATGCATACAATGTCTGGCGGCAAATATTGCATTATTGTGGTGGGCGCTAATGTTTATGCTTTAGATACAAGTAACAATACTTTTCTAATTGGTACGCTGACAACATCAACGGGTTACGTTTCAATTACCGATAACGTAATGACTGCCAACGGTTTAACGGCAATGATTGCCGACGGTGTGAATCGTTATTATTGGCAAGTCAGTCCAAGTGTCTTTGGTCAAATGCCATCTTCAGACGGGCCGTGGACAAGCGCTGATATTGTCGATGTTGTGGATAACTATGTTGTATACAACCAACCAAATACCCGCAATTGGGCGGTTACCGACTTAGGCAGTCCATTCTCGACAAACGGTTATTACGGTACAAAAGATGGTGCGCCTGATAACTTAGTGTCAGTTATTGTCGACCACCGACAAGTGTATTTGCTAGGCGAGACAACATCCGAGGTTTGGGTAGACGTTGGCAATCAAATTGCAGGGATTACGTCTTTCCCGTTTGCGCGTATACCTGGCACGTCTTTGCAACATGGTATTGCTGCGCCGTTCTCAGTTGCTAGATTTGCCGAACAATTCTTATTTGTCAGTAAAGATGCCCGCGGCCAAGCCATTATCGGCGGTATTGTTGGATACCAATTCCAAAGGGTATCGACCCATGCCGTTGAAGCTACATTAACGAATCAAGTCATTTCTGATGCGGTTGCCTACACTTATCAGATCGAAGGCCACGAGTTTTACGTTGTAACGTTTCCAACTGTCGACATTACATGGGTTTACGACCTAGCCACCAAAATGTGGCACAAATGGTTGTCGATTGATGCCCAAGGCGTATATCATCGGCATCGTGGCAATTGCGCGGCATTTTTTAATGGTGTGAATCTAGTTGGCGACTATCAAAACGGTATTGTTTATGGCATTGATTACAACAATTACACCGAAAACGGCAACACAATACGCAGATTACGTAGAGCTCCGCATCTAGTCGCTGATTTTCAGCGGATGTATTTCGATGAATTGCAGATTCAATTTCAGCCAGGCGTTGGGTTAACTGGGCAGACGTTTACGAACCAATACAAAACGCCCACGACTTTGGTGATTGCCCCAAGTCAGGTGTACACAATTGCACCAACTCAAGTCGTCACGATTTGGTATCAATACGATATTAACGGCGAGACGGTCGGCAATACGCCACAAGCAATGCTGCGTTGGTCAAATGACGGTGGCTCGACTTGGTCGAATGAGCATTGGGTAAGTATCGGGAAAATTGGCAAGTACAAAAATCGTGCAATTTGGCGCAGACTTGGATTTGCTCGAGACCGAGTCTTTGAGGTTTCGGTATCTGATCCGGTCAGGACAGTAATTGTCTCGGCAAACCTTAAAGCAAGCGTTGGTGAGAACTAATGGCCACCAATAACATTACTTATCCACAGTCGCCCTTTCTTGATCCGCAAACTGGTCGGCCATCAAGAGAATGGTTGTTATGGTTGCAAAACCCCAATTATGCAGGCGTAAACGTTAATAACATTGTGCCAGTTATTTACGGCGGCACAGGATTATCGCAAGTGCCACTCGCGGCCCAGCTGCTAATTGGTACGGGTTCAGGTTTTGTATTAAATGCGTTGACTAGCGGCACAGGCATTACGGTTGGTGGCTCAAGCGGCAATGTCACGATCAGTATGTCTAATTCAGGTGTAACTGCCGGAACATATGGTTCAGGATCACAAATAGCAGGTTTTACAGTAAATGCTAAAGGTCAAATTACAGCGGCATCAAACACAACAATTAGCATACCTTACACACAGGTAACAGGACTAGGGACGATTGTGACGCAAAATTTAGGCGCGTCTGGTACGTTTAAGTCAGGTGACACGGTGCAAAAAACTGTGACTGTTGTAAACGGTTTAATTACGAGCATCGTATGAGAGATCAAGCGATTGCAATGCTTTATGAGTCAATTAAAAATCGAGCACCTTTTAGTTTGGATGAATTTAATAAATGCTTAGAAAGTTGGAAAGTTTTACCATTAACAAATAACGATGAAATCATCGGGGCAGTAATTCAAAAAGACAATGAATTACACATTGGATACGGTAAAAAATCTAAAGCATCTATTAGAGGTCATTTAAAAATATTAAGTAAAGTTATCCGCGAATATGGATTTTGTGTAACTTCTGTTTTAAAAAATAACCCGCAAGGTTTAAATTTCTGCAAAAGACTAGGATTCTTTGAAATAGCTGAAGAAAGCGATAAAATCCTACTTAGATGCGATCGGAGTCGATATGTTTCGTAAATACTACTTATCCCGTGCTCAAACTAGAGCAATGTCTACTGAACATCCGATTGGAGACCCAACGGGGGGCGCAGCTTATCGAGAAATGCGCGATCCAGTAAGCGCCGGAATTATGGCTGTTGGTAGTTTGGGCGGCGCTTTAATTTCATCTAATGCAGCAAAATCTGCGGGGCAACAACAATCTGACGCGGCATTGCAAGCGGCACAAATGCAGCAAATAGCCGCGCAACAACAAATCCCATATTTGCAAAGTGTATACGGCGATAATCGTACCGCATTAAACAATTTATACAATCAAAATTGGATTAACGCTCAACCATATCAAACAACCGGCACAACGGGCGCAAATCAATTAGCAGATTTAACTAATTCAGGATACTTTACTAAACAGTTTGGGCCACAAGATTTGCAATCAAATCTATCGCCTAATTATGAGTTTATGAAACAGCAAGGGCTGGGTGCTGTTAATCAACAAATGAACGTTGCAGGTGGCGGTTCTAATATCGCACGCGGTGCAACAAAATTTGCCGAAGATTATGCATCTAATGCATATCAGCAAGCGTTTAATAATTTCCAAACGCAACGCACGGGTATTTACAACACATTAGCGGGGATTGCGGGGATTGGTCAAACGGCTAACGCAGTGCAATCTAGCTTGGCCGGTACGCTTATGGGCAATCAAACTCAAACGGCGGGCAATTTGGCACAAGGTGTTGCAGGGTTGGCAACTGGTGGCGCAAATGCGGGTGCGGCTGGCATTACGGGCGCGGCACAAGCAGGTGCATCAGGAACTGTTGGCTCGGCAAATGCATTGGCAAGCGGTTTAAGTAGTTTGGGTCAAACATATGCATTAAGTCAATTGCTTGCGCCTAAAACTGGAGCTAATCCGTTGTCGGGCGATATTAACTCAATGTTGTCGGCGGCTTAAAGGAAAATTATGGCAACCGTTGATCCAACTATCGCACTATCAGCCAAAGCGCCAGATGCTATGACCGGTCTTGGTCAGATGCTAAACGTCGCTCGAGGCGCACAAGCCTATCAACAACAGGCAGAATCATTTCCGACTTTACTTGAACAACAAAAATTAGCGCTCAATCGTAGTCAGCAAATGTTGCCGATTGAAGTACGCCAAGCCGAGGCAACCGCTGGAACATCTGAGCTCGGCTTAAGCCAAAAGCAATTGACGTTATCCGGTGGGATGCTGACAGGTTTGGAATATTCCGATGCATTAAAAACCGGCAATATTCCTGAATTAACAAACCAAGTAAAAGTAATCGAACACGTTTTAAAAGCTAATGGTGTGCCGGTAGAAAAAACGTTTGGACAAGTAAACAGTATGCTTGCGTCCGGTGACGTTAAAGGCGTGCAAAACTTTATTGCCAACCTTAGAACTGGCCTTGCATCTGAAACACAAAAATTCTCTGCTGCATTGCCAGAACCAATGGCTGGACTTAACGCACCTGCCGCATTTACGCGTGGCGGGCCACAAGGCGGCACAATCCAAAGCACGCCAATCGGCACGCAGGCAGCACCGGCACAAGCGCCAACTCAAGCGCCAATGACAACGGTTGCACCAGGCGTACAAACAGCGCCAGTCGCTGCGCCTGCGCCATTACAAGGTCAACCATTGCAAGCTGCTCCAACTGGAGTAACGCCACAGCAAATGTCTATGCCTCCCCAAGCGGCAGCATTAGCTAAACCTGTACCTTTGCCATATCCTGTTCGCAAAGAAGGGCAACCATATATGCCCAATCCTAGTGAGGCGGCAGATACAACCAAAAACATTGGGTATCGTGAAGGTTTGATTGCTAGACAAACCGATTTAACGCAATCGCGGCGCAACATTCAAGAAGTTATTGCTTTGGCCACTAAGATTGAAAAAGAATCTAGTTTGCCAACAACTGGGCCGATTGGTGCAATCAAACGAAAATATGCCGAATTGGTTGGCGATCCAACTTATAAGCAATTAAGCAAAGATTTAGCCAATATTCAAATATCAAATATCAAAGCTCAAGGCGGGTCATTAGATACCGTTGGTGGTCAGCAATTAACCCGCATGGCTAGTGGCGATGAAACATATCCACCAGACGTGCTGATTAAGATTGCCCGTCGTACAGATGCAGATACTACAAATATTGATATGCAGGCGACCGCGGCCGCTAAGTTTGCAGCGCAGTATGGCGACAACAATCTTAATGCGTTTAAGCAGGCATGGTCTAAAAACGCAGACAGTAAAGTGTTTGAGGCAATGAACATTTACCGCGATGCAAAAGACCCCAAAGAAGCTAAAACGCAAATTGATGAATTGTTAGGGAAAGACCCAAAACAACGTAAAATTTTCTTTCAGAAATACCAAAACATTCAAAAACTGTTTGAAAATGGAACTTTGTAATGGGATACGATCTCGGTCAATTGATTTTAGGCGAAGATACCGCGCCTAAAGAGCCTGTTGCTCAAGCGCCATTGTCGACTAGCGGTACGCGTTCATCTGCTGCCGGTAACAACCCAACAGGTTATGGCGCTATAAAACATCCTGATGGTTTTTATACTTGGGATGTATATGAAACTCCCCAAGCAGGTGTTGCTGCAACTCAACAAGCAGTAGGTCGTTATTTAAATAGTGAAGGAATAATGACTGGGGTTAAACCCACACCTGAAAATGTTGTAGGTATGTGGGTTAATGGTAAACCGACAACAGGTTCTAGTGTTCAAGGTGGAGCATATGCATCAACTGTTCGTAAAGAACTTGAAAATGCCGGTGTAGTTTTAAATGATGACGGAACAATTCCGAATACACCACAAGCAAACAATGCCGTTACCCGTGCAATGATTGTTCATGAATCTGGACATCAAAACGCTAGTAAATTTCTGCCTCATGTTGGTGGCGCCAAAGAACAAACAGACGCTTATGCGCCTGCGGACAAAGCAATTCCCACAACACAAGCGGCCGAGCAGCCATCGTTAGGCGATTTAATCTTAGGCGGCACAGAATTACATGAGCCTAAAACCGCCGCGCCACAAGTTGCCCAACAAGCTGCCGCGCCATTAGCAGAACAGCCAACAGCCGCACCGACTGCACCAGTTAGCGAGTCGGGCATTGAGCAATTGCCGGTTAAAAACTTAACGCCTGCACAACAAGCCAAAGGCGAAGAATCGGTCGCTAAGATTGCAGGCAACGTAGACGCGGTACTGGCGATGCCGGCCGGTCTAGTTAAGTCGCTTGCAACTGCCTATATGTATTTGGGCGAACGTGCGATGCCTGGCGCATTCCCATTAGAAAAACGTGAAGAAATTGCCAATTCTATCGGGTCAGCATTAACGCCTGAGTTTGCCAAACATTTAGGTATTGATCCAAATAGCCCAGGCTATCAAGAGGCATTGTTACAAAAAGTCGGGCATCTGTTTGAAAAGGGCATAGATTATGCAGCTGAAAAAACGGGATTACCCAAAAGCGATCTTGAAGCGTTTGCCAACCTTTTGCCGTTCACTTTGCCTAAAGTTAAGATTAAAGGCGCAGTAGAAGCTATTAAAGAACAGTTTGCTGCAAAAGAAGGTGCACCAAGATTTGAACCTAGATTAGAGCCGACCGCCGAGCAATTAACACCACAAGAACCCGCGGCAGCTGGTAACTTGCAACAACAATTTGCCCAAAAGAAAATGGAGCAAATGCCTGTAACTGCGGCGGCAAATGAACCTGTAGTGGCAGCTGAACCAGTCACAGCCGCGACCGCGCCAATTGAAGGGCGAGAACTTAAAGGCGTTGGTGCTGCTAAAGCAGAACATAATCCATATACGCCATTTGTAAACGAAGAACACGCTCGCGGCGGCGATTTCCCTATGGTGAAATTGTCTAATGGTTCAAGAGATGTGCCAGCGCCGGAACAACAAACTCGCGCTCAAATTGCGCGGGAAATTTTAGGCACAGACCAAGTAAGAACCGGCGTTGTTACTGGCAATGAAAATACATTACGCAACGAAGTTACGTTAGCCAAAAAACCCGAACAAACACTTGAAGGTCAATTATTAAAAGATCAAATTTCTGTTGAGCAACAAGCGCTTTCTAAATACGCTAGAAATATTATTCGAGATACCGGCGCTGACGAAGTGTTAGCTAATAATTATGAGCGTGGCGAACGTATTAACCATGCAGCCGTAGGTGAAGAAGGAATTGGCGGATTTCTTAAATCTGAAAAACAACGCATTTATGAACAAGCAAGACAACAAGTTGGTGACAATCCTGTTGAAGCAAGTAATTTAAAACGCATTATAAATTCACCGCAATTTGAAGCGGAATTAAAATTAAAAGGAATTAAAGATTTCACAAGCGGCATGAATGATTTAATTCAAATGCATGAAACAGTAGGTTTTGAAGGCAGAGCGCCAGGCAGCATTGCAGGGCTTGAAGAATTACGTCAATCATTAAATCGTGGATGGACTCCGCAAAACAGTCATTTTGTTGGCCGTGTTATTAGAGCGATTGACAATGATATTGCAGCAGCTGGTGGCCCTGGCTTATACGAACAAGCTAGAAACCTGCACGCGGCAGAAAAAACATTGTTTGGTTCAAAAGGTATTAAAACTTTATTTGGTGAAATTGATCCAAATGGTGTACAAACGGCAACATCATTTGACCAAATAACTCAAAAATTAAACAGTATGCCGTTTGATGAATGGCGTCATGTATTTGATACATTTGATCGTATTTCTCGCGGAACAATTACTGAAAAAGGCGTCACATTAAACATTCCTAAAGAATTGCAACAAGCGGCAGAATCAGCAAAACGAGAAATTCTTGGCAGTTTGGCCAGAGAAGTTTACGAACAAGGCGCTCAAAACGCAGGCGTATGGAATTACAACGCAGCTAATAAAACAATGAATGCACGTTCTAAAAAAATGGAATATGCATTTGATCCTGAAACATTGAAAAAAATGCATACGTTGAATTATGGCGGTCATATTATGCCAGGTATGCATGGTTATGAAGGTGCTGCTTTACAAACTGAAAGGGTAAAAGGTTTAGGTTCTAGATTGTTAGAATTGCCTGTTAAAGCAGCTAAAGGTATGGCAACAAGCGTGCCTTTCTTTGGCGGTGCAGTACCTGCTGTAAGTGAAACTTTAAGTCAAACAGCACGGACAAGAGCATTAAATAGAGCAGCATTAGAAGCGCAAAGAAAAATGCGTGAAAATGCTAAACTCGGAACAAAACTAAGCGACATCGGAAAAGAATGATGGACTCACAGTTAGCACTTAACTTATTGTTTGGCGGGTTTTGTACGCTGGCTGTATGGGTTTTAAAAGTCATTTGGGATGGCCAAGCAAAGATACAAGAATCCCATGCCGATATGCGCGAAAAGTTGCATGACTTTCAAACGCAGATGCATTCTGATTTTGTACGACGCGAAGATTTCAAAGACTTTGCACAAGAAATGAAAGATATGCTCAGTAAGATTTACGACAAGTTAGACAACAAAGCCGACAAATGAAAAGCGTAATGTTGAATTTGCTTACAGGCAAAGATAACCAAACATTTGATATTGCTCGCGTGGCATGGATGATTAGCCTATTGGCGGTTCTTTTTGTTGCAGGGTACGAAGTAGTGATGCATGGAATGGTCAGCCTGCGTGAGCTCGCTGAGTCATTAGGTATCGTATCCGCATCCGGCGGCGCGAGTGTTTGGGCGAAAAAAGATGCTGAACCTACTTAGCTCGATTGTTGTATGGTTTTTTAAAGCCATTGCGTTAATCTTTTTAACGATTATTGCTTTCCCGTTAGCGCCATTTTTGGCTTGTTTTATTGTGTATGCCGAGGAATCTACCCTTACGGGATTTCCAAGTTTGTTACCTGGCACACCGCGTGCGTTTCTTATCCCTGCGCTACGCATTTGGCAGAGCCCCGACGCACCCGTTGATGAATTTTGGTATTCCAAAGATTATTCGGGATTTCCTAAAGACAATCGGACACAAGCTGATTACGATAAATCGGCATTGTTGCGCTGGGCCTGTCGCGTTAATTGGTTGTGGCGCAATGCTGCCTACGGGTTCGGCGCTAAGTTTGGCTACCCATACATCCAAACGTTAAATGATGGCCCTCTGTGGCGAACTGGCGTGAATTGCTCATACTTTTGGCAGGTCGTGAACGGTCTCGGGCAAATTGGTTGGTGCTACAAGGCAGAATGGTTTTATACGTCAACTCGATACGTTGAAGTCTATTTTGGCTACAAGCTGATGGGCGACAGTATTGACGGTAAAAAGTTTGTGGCAATTCAATTTAATCCTTTTAGGACAAAATAATGTTTCCACTAATACCCAGCGCCCTATGGATGAAAATCGGCGCAGCTGTTGCATTGTGTGCAGCAATATATTTCATGGGCTACAACCATGAACACAAAAAGTTTGTTAAATTTCAAGCCGAAATTGCTGCACTCGGCAAAGCGCAAGAATCTCTCAATCAAGCAAAGGTCAAGGAACATGAAACTATCACAAGTGGTATCAAAGACGAATACGAAGCTCGGCTTGCTGCTGTTCACAATTATTACTCTAAGCGGGTGCAGCAGCCCAATGCCAGTACCAACCGTTTGCCCACCGTTTCCAAGCCCACCGCCTGCCCTGTTAGCGCCCCCACCGACACAGAACTTGTTGAACGATGCGCTCGTACTACCCTCCAGTTAACCGAATTACAAAAGTGGGTGAAAGGTATAACCAATGCAAAGTAACTGGAAGAAATCGTTTGATCTGATTCTCGAGGCAGAAGGCGGCTATGCCAACGATCCGCACGATACTGGCGGGATGACTAACCTTGGAGTCACTCGAGCAGTCTGGGAGCAATGGGTTGGCAGGCCGTCTAATGAAAAAGAAATGCGATCCTTAACGGCCGCAATGGTCGAGCCCTTATACCATCGTAACTTTTGGGATGCGTGCAAATGCGACAGTTTGCCAACACCAATTGATTTTTTAACCGTGGATTTTGCGGTGAACGCTGGGGTGGGTCGTTCGATAAAGACCCTTCAATCTGTTGTCGGCACAACGCAAGATGGCGCGATTGGGCCGGAAACATTAAAAGCAGTTAATCGCATAAATGTACGCGATCTAATTGAAATGTTTAGCCACGCTAAAATTGAGTTTTACAAATCATTGCACAACCAATATTATGAAACGGGCTGGCTCAATCGTGTTGCCACCGTCAAAACAGCAGCGCTTTCAATGGTGTAATTATGGCTACCAAACCAATATTTAAAGACGAACGTAAAGGCCAAGGTAAGGGCGACTATACGGTATTAAAAGACCATGTAAAAGAATTGGCTCGAGAGCTCAAAAAACATGAGTCCGAGCCAATCTCTAAAGCGCATCCAGCTAAATAAGTTGATGTTGTTTTGGCATAACTCGCCATTCGCGCTCTGAGCGACCGGAATTAGAACGTACTAGCATTCCGGTCAAGATGATTTGATAATCGCGCTGAAGCTCATTTAAGCGCCTAGCGACTTGGTTGCCATCAAGACCAGTACAAGCGGCAATACCATCTTTGCCTAAAGCGCCGTATTTGCACAAACACTCAATAATCATATCTGAATGATGTTTGGCTAATTCTTTGGCAGAGTCAGCCGCGGCCCAACTGGTTGACGGATCGGTGTTGCGGGCGACTTGGTTCATGTCATTAACACCGACAAAAGTGGAAAGAAACCAAACACCATTGCAAGCATAAGCAAGCCAACAACCCAAGCAATCGGCGGGATACGTTCGTCAGCCTGCGAATAACGGCTATAGCGCTTACGTTCGCGTGGTGTGCGTAGAGTCCAGTTAGGGTGACTCAAATCTGTGTTGTGTGGCCAGTTACTCATCGCTGCCATCCTCCTCGTTGTATGTAATCTTTTCAATGTCTTGTGGATCAATGTAAAGATCAAAAGTTTCGCCATAACAGCACAAAACTTCTTTCTGTAGAAACCGAATAAATGGCTCACCATCGCGCCGATCAATCAATAAGCGCTCGGTATACTTTGCAGTAATTTCTTTAACCATTTCGTCAGACAACTCGATGGCAAGCAAGCGCATTAGATTACGCCTGCCTTCGTCAGTAAATTCGTAAAATGATCCTTTCATGTTTCACCTATATTGATTAAAACGGCGGGTTACCGTGGCTAGATATTAAGCGATCTGAATACATCAGGCAAGATAAATTAACAAAAGTTAAAAAGTGTTGTTTTTTTGAGAGTGGGCCTACTCGCGGAACTAGGAGGGGGTGGGGGATAACGCTTTCGGCCCTAGATTAAATCTTATTCTTAATTCGGTAAAAGCGCAAAAGATGAAAGAAACAATCATACGCTTCGCCGAGCTCTAGATTGGTATATTCAAAAATCTTCACTTCGCCGACTTCGTTAAGATACACGTTTGCACACCGAGCACCGTCCATGCCAAGACCTGAATCGTACGCAGCCAGCTGCATGATTTGTTCATGGAATGGCGTTACCTTGTCTAGACTGCCTTCTTTGGTTTTGAAGTCGACGACGATGCCAGGCGAGTCGCCAACTGGCGGCACAAACATATCTACTTTGCCGCCAAAGCCATCTTCGTGAGCAAATGACTTTTCGCATTGCCAAGGTTGCTCACCAAAATGAGCGTCTAGGGCGCGTTTGACTTCGATGCAATAGATTGGCCAGACTTCTACCGTTTCGCTCTTAAAGAACCGCTCAAGCACGCCATGCATACGCGTGCCTCGGTCTGCTGCCTCACGTCCAGTTGACTTACTGTCGGACATGACTCGCTCGAGCCAAGCTGCCTCGGGTTCGCCATCTAAGCGTGGCAAAGTCAACGCGGCCAGTAGCACTTGCTGTTGCAGCCAAGTGTTGAGCCCGTGTTTAGCAGCCACGTTAAGAATGGTTGTTACCGACGGTACAAGATTCTTTTTGCGAGCATCTGCGAGGGTTGTGTTGCGAATACGCCCATCTTTCATTGTTTGGGTATATGCGGGCGTACCGTCTAATTCGTACCAATGGCCTGATTCTGAATTCATTTTAAATAATCCTTTAACAAATTTTCAATAATTTCTGTTGCCGTAATTTCTTGTTTTGCAGCTGCAATTTTTAATTTTGTATGCAACTTGATTGGCAAATTGATAGTTAAACGTTTGTAACCATCGGGAGCATTAAAAATTCGTGCGGGAATTTCCAATTCAACAATCATTTGTTCACCTTTATTGCAAGTTGTTTAAGCACTTCAATTGTTTCGTCGATCCATTGCTTTTTGTCGCTATCAATCACATCGTTTATTTCGATCTGAGTTAAGCGCCAAGCAGCAAGGATCGCTTGCTCTTTTAGACTAGAAAGGGACGTCGTCATTTATGTCCTCGAGCGACACAGTTGTACCCTCTTTCATTGCACGATACGCGCCATCCGGTTTAGCAGCTGGTGGCGCATCTGACTTACCGCCGAGCATTTGCATTTGGTCTGCAACGACTTCGGTAGTGTATTGATCCACGCCATCTTTGTTCTGCCACTTACGAGTAGTCATACGACCCGCTATAAAGACCTGTGAGCCCTTTTTTAAGTAATCCCCACATATCCCTGCCAGTTTGCCAAATGACGTGATTCTGACCCATTCTGTGCCATCTTTGTCTTTGGTTTTCCAACCTACGGCGATGCTGAAATTACAAATTGCTTCGCCAGACGCCGTAAAGCGTACTTCAGGATCTTTGCCTAGGCGCCCGATAAACTCACAACGATTTAGGTCATTTGACATATTTTGTTTCCTTTTTTAAAGCATTTTCATATTTACGTTTAAAAGACAAATAATTTTTTTGCGCTAAGTGGACACGCTCAAATCGCATTCGATAACTTGTGTGAGCTTGTTCTTTTAACGCACGCAACTCAATCCATTTATCTAATGCTTTTTGATCTTCTATAGAAATTCGAGCATAGTCACAAAAAGAATCATTGCAATATTCTTGTTCTCTATTAAATTGACGTTCAAAGTCGTCCATGAACATTTTTAATTGTTCTAAAGATGGGGGCATTATTTACCCTCCAACTCTGTTTTGATTCCGTCGTACATTGCTTTCAAGACGGGTTTTTGATCGGCCGCGCAAGATTTGTAGTACGAACCAAATTTTTCTTTAAGTGCATCAAGCGTTTTGCAAGCAGCCATTTCGTCAACTGCCCAATCCATGTCGAGTGTGACAGCAACTGATTGAGTGCGAATTGGCGCTTTTGATGCTGCGTTACCGTCGTCATCTTCCGACGCAATGCCTAAAGCTGCCTGCAAACCGTACCGTTTCCCGTACGAAATTGCCGAGCCAAACCCTTGGGCATCTTGTTTGGTCGCCGGTACAAACAACATACCGCACGACATTTCTTGACCAGACTCATGAATCAAGACCGTTTCGACAATAACGCCGTCGTTAGCGCTATGCAATTTCTGCACAAACGCTAAACCGTTGGCGTTAAGTGCCGGACGCACAGCGTCGATCACACTAGCTAGGCTAGAATATGCAGATTTAAAGTGGGGATTTTTTGCGTCTTTGGCTGCGTGGTTCATTGTTGACTGAGCCTTGACTAGCGATTTTGCTAATTCTTCCATGTATCACCTGTATTGGTTAAAGTCCGATTGGACAGATAGATATTAAGCCATCTGAAACAATAACGCAAGTGTTGTATTCAGCGATCTTATTCAGTAGAATTAACCTATGACAAATTCAGAAATTATCAATGTGCTAGGTGGAACGAGCGTAGTCGCTAAACTGTGTAATGTGAGTCCAGCGGCCGTGTCGATGTGGCGTAAGACCAACATCCCTGCGGACAAAATGCTTTACTTAGCGGCTACGCTCGAAAAGTCTACAGAAGGTGTACTAAATCGTAGACAAATGTTTCCAAATACCTACAAAATCATCTGGCCGGAGCTGCACTAATGAAATGGACTATCAATAGCTTGATGGTTATGGATGACGTACATCCTGATATGGTGACAATGACTAACTTTACGTTGTCCGACATTCAAGATGGTTTAACAGGTCAAGTGTCGTATTCGCTAAACCTGTTGCCTGCCGATCCAAACAATTACACGCCGTTTGCACAAGTGACCGAGGCGCAAGCTATTCAATGGACGCAAGCAGCAGCTGGGCCTGAGAGGATTGCAGCCTGGACAAAAGAAGTACAAGATCAGATCAACGCACAAAAGATTCCAACACCGCAGCCAGCGCCATTACCTTGGTTGCCAACAGAAGAAGTTGCGCCGTAATACGAGTATCGAATACAATTAAATTGTTGTCGTAGAAAGCAACAGATTAAAGCCCGTTTCAGTCAGTATCTTGCCCCGTAAAAAAGGGGTTTCTACCAAGATGCTGATTAAAACGGGTTTTTTTATGTCCTCTACGATGCAGTAAGACGTTGTGATCTGGAGGCTCTAACGACATACCAGCGGATCACGATAGTAAGCAGACTGGGGGTAAGTGGATGTAATACTGCAAAAATAGGTGGCGAAGTTAGTGCCTATTCCACGCAAGACTGACGGGTTCTGTGGCTCCAAAAGGCAAACAGATTAAGGCGACCTAGGTAGGCTAGGTTCGTTCACCAAAAGGCAAGTGGGTTAAACAGATGGGTAAGAGCAATAGTCAAATAGCTAAAGAAATAAAAGATTATTACGAAAAAAGAATGAGAGCGTATAAAAAAGTATCAAAAATTGCTCAATTAAAGAAAAGTTATCCACAACCAAAACCGTCAATTAGAAAGTGGCTTAAAAACAGCACGTTTGTTATAAAACTGCCAAATTTGTAAAACGTATTTAACAAAACGTCCTAAATGTCACATAAATAATACATTTGGCGGCTTTATGTCTCATTTGTAATACATTGTTATACACATAGGGTAAACACCTAGCGATAAATATCTTGACATGAGAGTTAAGCAAGCTGAACATGGAGGCTCTTAACTAGGGTATCAAATGAAAAAACAACCAGTCGCAATTGCAGACCAAGGGTTCTACAAAAGTTGGACGCTTGAGCAGGCCGCAAGTCGTCCAGGCAGTCTGACCATTTTGCAAGCGCCCAGCCGCATCAAACACACAGTCCACCATCCTGACGGGAGAATTGTCCATGACCAAAAATCAACAACAAATAATGAACGCAATTAAAAATTCAGACGACTGGATTACGATTGCTGAAATTGCAAAAATTACAGGTATTTTTGAAAACAACGTATACAAGGTTTTGCGTACAACACCATTTTTAAGAGTCGATCAAGCTCAGATAATGTTAAAAAACGGTCGCACAGCTGCTGTATACCGAATGCCAGTAAAGATTACAGGCACAGACATGGCGCTCAATCTTGCTAAAGAATACCCTGGCTTATGGGGTCAATTACATTGGGTTAAACATGAAACGATTTTGCACGGGATGCCAACGAGAAAAGCCGGTTCAAGGTGGTCAGTTGCTTGAAAGCCGGTACAGGCGTTGGAAGTGTTGGGAATGCGTGAACAAAATCAATCAATCAATTTATGCGAGTAAAAAAAATGATTCCACATCAACTAGCTGAATGGGCATTATGGTTTTATGGGTCGTTTGCGCTATGGATTGGTGCGCTCATAGCTTGGGGCTGGGTAACCAAGAAAAAGCCGCCTGTAGAGCCGTTTAAGACGTTTGATGCGCCATGTCGTTGCGATCATCCTATCAAGTGCGACTTTTACGACAAATGCATGAAGGATGAAAAATGATTACCGGTTATTGCTCGACTGAATACGAGTTAATGATCGTTTGGCAAATGTGGTTTGTGTTTACTTTAATAATAATGGGGGTGGTATGGATAGCTTGAAACAATACGCTGACTTAGTTGAGGCTCAAAGCAGGTCAATTGAAAGTTACGCTCGAGTTGTTAACAAATTGAAAGATGAAGAAGCCACGGCAATTCGAGGCGAGGCTTATTGGTCAAAACTGTTGGAAGAAGTTGTGGCCGCGGCCAGACTGTCTGAGCTCGAGGCGTGCGTTGAGTATTTAGAAAGTTTGCACCAGTTGCAAAGCAGCCATAATTATTATCGCAATGCAGCACTTAAGTTGTTAACAGAGCGAGGGCCTAAATGAACGAACGATTAAAAAAGTTGGCTGAACAGGCTGGAGCAGAGTTTTACGCCAATACTATTATTGTTAATGGCAAAGACGCAGATGACTTTGTAAAAAAGTTTGCCAAGCTAGTGCGCCAAGATGAGCGTGAGGCTTGTGCAAAGCTGTGTGCAGATTTGCAACTAACAGACCTTGTCATTCGGGATTGGGTTGATGGCACATATGATTGTGCTAAAGCAATCAGAGCAAGGAGTGAGAAATGAGCACCATAGCAAGCGTTTGTATTATGTTTGGATTGTGGGGTATGGGATTTTTTATTGGTTTAGGGCTTGAGTGTTTGGGTAAAGCACTAAGGAGTGAGAAATGAGCGCTGATCACGTTGTGATTGAAACAAAAAATCAAGCATTTACTTGTCTGCATTGCAAGGCTTGGTATCAGCCAAACCTGCCAGCGCCGCTAAGTATGGTTGCTGTAATGATGGATGAGTTTGTGCGGATTCACAAAGACTGTCCGGAAAAGGTGACGAAATGAGCCGAGCAATTATGCAGCAAGCGTTGGATTTGCTTAAATCCGCATACGTTGGGATAGATTTAGTATGGAAACGAAACGAATGTGTTGATGCTATTGAGCAAGAGTTAGCCAAGCCTGAGCAAGACCTTCCTACGCTACGCCAAGTGGTCATAGAATCTGCGCTCAAAGGTTATGGCAAGCCTGAGCAAGAGCCTGTTGCGTGGGTAAGCGAATCTGAATCCACAAAACAATTTGTTGAAGGTAGACCGCGGCGTGTTTGGTGGGAATGTAATACAGGTGTTGGTAAGCCATTTTACATTGCACCACCACGCAAAAAATGGGTGGGTCTGACGGATGAGGAATTGATTGAATTTAAAGGGCAATGGGTGTGCGGTGAATTTGAGTCATTTTTTGACTTTTTTAACGCCATTGAAGCCAAACTCAAGGAAAAAAACGCATGAACAATTTTGAATCTTTTTGGCAACTGTACCCGCGCCGAGTTGGTAAAAAAGCAGCCAAATCAGCGTGGCTTAAATTGTCAATTGGTGAACAAAAAGCCGCATTGAATGCAATAAACGAACATATATGTTATTGGAATACGCATTCCACGCATATTAACTTTATTCCGCATCCATCTACATGGTTAAATCAAGGCCGTTGGGAAGATGAACTGGATCTGACTCCAGTCAACAAGAAACCACCGCTGCCGTGGTATTCAACTGAGCAACTGACGTTCGATAAAGCGCGAGAGTTACAGATGAATGCGCGACCAGGTGAGGACATGGGTCAGTTTCGATCTAGGATTGCGGCCAAGATTGCGGAGGTTGTGTGAATGAGTTGGCTCTTTTCGCAGGCGCTGGTGGAGGGATACTCGGAGGACACTTGCTTGGATGGCGAACCGTCTGCGCCGTTGAGTGGGAGCCTTATCCCGCAAGCATACTGTGCGCCCGACAAAATGACAAAATTCTTCCGCCTTTCCCGATTT